TCTTCCTGCTTTTTGGCTTCGGTTTTTGCCTCTAGTGCTTCCAGTACTTTACGAGAGACCTCTTCTACAGAGGCGACTGGGGCGGTATTGGCATCGACGTTCTGATTATCGCGTACACTGTCATGTACCGTACTCTGGGAACCGTTCGTGCTTTTGAGGGCTTGTAGGATTTGGTCTACAGTTTTGGTCTCTGTAGCCGACTGGCGAAGAGAGCGGTTTTCTTCCTCAATCTTTTTGATATGTGCGTCCTTGAAAAAGACAGCTTGTGCTAGGTCAGCCTGTGATTTATACTTCTTACCTTCTCCAACCAGAGTCTCTAGAAGAGCATCACCATTTACGGTTTCTGTCTGGGTTGGTTCAAAGTTTAGATCGCTGTCGTTAATTTCAAATACACTGGATTCATTTGCCATACGGTCGTGGCTCCTTGTTAATCTTTGACGAATTTAAGCAGATTCATAAGTTCGGTCACTTGTTTGATCTGCCCATTAATATCTGCCTGTAGGTAAGCCCACGATGGCAGTTCATAATTCTTTTGGTCCATTTGCTTACGAACCAATAGCTCTTTGCGGCGCTCTAGAAGCCCGTACAGGACCTCTAGTGATTTGTAGTTACTAGCTACCGTATCGTAGCGTTGTTGCCGCTCTTGACCCTCCCTAGCCTCGTAGAACCACTCTTCAGTTATGTTAAGTTTATCCATTAGCCAACCGGAGGTAGATTAGGGGGTTCAAAAGGAGAAGGAGTCTGCTGCATAACAAAGACATCCTCTTGAGCGTTAGCTGCCAACTTGGTCGCCTCAGTTTCTTCGGCAATGGCAATGTTGGGTTCTAGTAGTTCGTAGTCTCTGAGTTCTAGTAGGTCTTCAATCATCTGAGCAGTACGAAGACCAGAGAAGTGTCTTTTAACTGATGGGTCCATCCCCATTGGAGATGAGAAGAAAGTGTTGATATTCTGGATAAGCTGAGCTTTTTCTGCAAAGTGTCTAGCTGCCACTGGCCTAATACGACCGGGAATAGCTAGGTCTTCTGTAGAAATAGAGCGCCAGATTTCAGCACCGAACTCAGGGTCGATAGTTTTAATTTGAGTGTCTACACCATACTGGATAGCCATAACAATCATGGCGTTCAGCAACGGCTCCATAACGTGTTCCTCAAACAAGGCAATCTTGGCTTGGAATACACGGGAAGCAGCGTTTTCGAGTCGCTGGACTTCGTACATGGTCTTTTCACCCGGAGTACGAAAACCCATAGCTTCCTTAGGAGCCCCGGCCATCTCTTCCATACGCTGCTCTAGAACATTAATTTCTAGGTTAGCATTGAGAGCCTGAGCGTCTGGTGAAAGAATTTCTACATCACCATCTTGGTCTACTACAATTTCACCAAAAGGTTTCCACTCGAACTTTTCTACGTAACCTTTTTTCTTAATTACAGGGAAGGCTACTAGGTCCCACACGTCAGCTTTGACGTTTTCTACGTGGTCGATTCGATACTGTAGTCCAACAAGATTTTCTAGTGGACCCATTGCCCAGAGGTTATCTGGGCGTTTACGCCACCCTGCATGAAAGATTGGTGGTTTAGAAAGTGGTGAGGGATCGTCAGCTTCGTATACAACGTGGCAACGGTCAGCTACGACAATCTTCTTGTTCTTGTAGAACTTACCTTCTTCGGGATCGTAATAGTCACCATAGAAGTAAAGAAGCTCTACCATACCGGAGCTTAGATAGTGATGGAAAGATTCAAAGCCGTCTACTTGGTAGGCTGTGTCTTTCTCTACAAACCCTTCAACACCGTATGATTTGTTACGGTAGTGGGCCATCTTGGACAGAACATTTCGGGCAACTTCTGCTTCGTCTGCTGTCTTGGACCACTGAGATAGTTTGTTTTCTAGATCACCAAAAGACTCAATAGAACGGATAATCTTCGGGGAGTCTCGGAAGTTAGATGCTGTAGGATTAAATACAATGTCGTAGGGTGAGATTCTCTTGGGAATTGGACCTACATACCCATACTTAACTCTATCGGCAGATTCTACGTTCTCATCTCTCCAATCTGGCATTGCAAAGCAATTACCAGTGTCAATAAAGTCTAGAAGTAAATCTTCCAGTGTGTTCTTAAATTCTGGATGAGATGTAAGGGTAAAAGAAAAATTTTCTAGAAGTTCTCTCTTTTCCTTGCTGGCAGCAGCCTGTGAAGACGCTTCCCACTTTAGAAACCTACGTTTTGGAAACAGAGTTGCCATATAGTTGGCGTGTAGGTTGTCTCTGATCTGTGTAAGCTTTGGAGTCGTAGTCTTATTCTTCCAAGGTAGTTTAGAGTTTGTAGTGCTGGTTGTGTCTGTAGCAAATACGTAGTTTCTAACTTCCAACCAGTTCTTTTTAATATTGGCTACATTTTCTAGGTCAATAGTTGTTCCTAATGACATTAATGGATTCCTCCAAACCTAGGATGATAAAGTTTATGTTGATCAACAAAGCTGCTTACTTGGCCGAATTGTGGACCATCATTCTTTACAGCAGGTTTTACTAAAATGTCCATACAAGAAGCCAAGGCATCCTTAATGTCATCGTGAGGTGGATTTTGTGAAACTAGTTCGTCTTCAAGAAGTACCCAAGGACCTACTCGCTGATGCCAGATTTGCCCGTTGGCGTATCTAGGTTGTAGAGCAGCTTCCATACGTTCTTGCTTGTTCCCTACGTGCCTGTTAGGGGCATGTTCGTCAATTACAAGAAGGAGACCATATTTACGAATGTAGTTGTCTTTTAGGTCTTCTACGATAATACGCTGGGCGCTAACTACTTCTGCTCTTAATTTTCTAAATGACCATTTTTGGTACATAGTTAAAATACGTTGGAAATAGTCACTGATCTTAGTTGTTTGGAATCTGTCGATGTCTAAGACATAAATATTATTTTCAAAATCAATACCGACAACTACGATAGATGTGTAGTCTGCTTTTTGTCTTGTACTAAAGGCAAAGTCAATAGAGGCAAAGACGTTAAGTTTCCGGTCTTTGTAGTAAGTACTAAGACCTTCATTCCTGATAAACTTTGGGTCGTAGTACTGAAACATATCCCTAGTGATTGGGGCTGTTCCAGTGTCATTGGGGTCGTTGTAGTACTGGGCTCTAAATTGAGTTTTGTCAAGATACTGTGACCTTTTAGTTGCTAAAACCTGTAAATCAAAACCAAACCACTTACCGTCTGACCGCTGTTGCTTGGGCCAAAGGAAGTTACCAGTACCATCGCCAATGTCTTCTACAGCACGCTGGAAAACTTCGTAGAGAGGGTCTGTACCGTTAAACTGACCGTCTTCGTCGTAAGTGTCCACCTGAGCTTCTTGCATATCGTGGTAGAGATCAAGGGGATGATACCTAGTGCCTACTGACCATTCACGCCCATTGGCACCCTGAATTGACGCAAGTAGTGAATACTGAGCCTTGACCTTCTCCCGGCCTTCTTCGGTATAGGCGTTCTGTCCGGTAACAACGTCGTCCATTACTGCAATGTCGCAGTGAAGACCAACAATCCCGGTAGTTAGACCTGCGGTGAAGATTGTAGGGTCTCGAATAGCCTCTTTCTTACGAAGTGGATGGTCTACAGAGATTTCTGATTCTGTCCATTTTTCTCTTTTGGTTTCTTCGTCATTGATCATTAAAGGCCAATAACGCTTGTAAATATCAGAGGTAAAAATATCTTTGATAAACTTTAGCTGCTTGGTAGCTAGGTTAGACGTAGAAGAAATATAGAGAACTCTTAATGTAGGGTCTCTGGTAATCTCCCAAGCTACTCTGTAAGCAACAAGAGCAGACTTACCGTGATCACGAGGGAGTAAAAGAAGCTGATGACTCTTGGCGTCTTGTCTTGTCCACCAACGAATAACTTCCTTATGTATAGGAGCCAATACTCTTTGAGGATGAACAAGCTTGATAAAAGCTACGAGATCAGATTCCGCCAGTTCTCTAACTTGTTTAAACTTATCCTCAAACTGAGTTTTGGATAAATTAGTTCTTGGCGTGATTCTGGACATTAACTAGTCAACTTGAAAAATATAAGAAAAGTAGTACAGAAAATAACAATATTCTCTATTAAGGTCATGTGCCCAAGTTTCCTTTTGTTACCAGTTTCCACAAAGCTGTAACGAAGGCTAAGGCAATACCCCCAAGAATCATCTTGGAAAAAGTTAGAACTTTGTTCAAGTCCGAGGAAATTAGTGCTACATCTGTACTAAGTTTTGCAACCGTTTTGGTTAAGTCTTCGTGCTGGGCTTTGTCAAGCTTCTGTTGGTTTTCGACTAAACCAAGTCTAAAGTCTGTCAAATCCTTTTCAACTGCTTTAAAATCACCCATGTTAATTTACCTTAAAAGTAGAAATCCAACTGTTACAATTTGTGTTGTATTGTCAGGAATAGCTGCAATTTGTGATGGCGGTAGTGATGCGCTAACAAAAAATGTCAACGATGACGCGCCGGAAATTTCTGCCGAAGTAATGACCGTGCCGGTCGTGGCGAATGTTAGCGATGTAGCTCCAACCAAATCGGCCCCGGCAATTCCAGAGCCGGAAAGGTTTCCTGACGTGGCAAACGTCAGCGCGGAGGCCGCATTAATTCGCCCGCCACCGAACGCAACGCCCGCAGTCGCGAATGTTAGGATCGAGGTGCCTTCAAGGGCTCCGGCGCTACCAGAACCAGTGAGGTTTGCGCTTGCGACAAACGCTAGTGTAGAAACACCGGCAAGCGATCCATTCCCTATTAGGGCGCCCGCTGGCGTAAATGTTAGACTTGAGGCACCGGCAAGACCTCCACCCGCCGCCTTTTTTGAAAGCAGGGTTAGGTACATGCCGGTACCCTAGTTTCTTGTCAAGCCTCAGGGAAGGTAAAAACGAGCGTCGAGGTGTTGGCCTCGGCGTCATTGACCCGGCTTACCAAAGATGTCGGAAACCTCTCAATCGGATACGGAATGAGTGTGACCACGATATCTTCCGCCGGAGTTTCTTCGATCAGAGGCACATAACCATTTGGGATAGTGCACGTAACGCCCTCATCATCCGTAACGCCTATGGCTGTGTTATGGTGTGTGATTTCGTTGGTCTCGGGATCACGAATAGACTCTACAATTTGAACCATTTTTTGCATTTTTTAATCTCCATCAGGCGAAGGCGATGACGCCTGTAACGTCGCCAAGCGTTACAGCGGTGTTGTTCGTTAGCCCTTGCCCGCCCGTGACGGCCAGGGTGATGGCGGATGCGAAACTGAAACCGCCTTCATTTTGTATGTTGATCGTCTGGTTTGGGGGGATGCCAATTTCAGCTATCGCAGTCGTTGTTCCGAGTGTGACGCTTGCTGATGGCGTGTTCCACATCTTGATCCATCTTGTCGAAGCACTGTTGTTTGTCGCCACGATAGAGATAAG